GATTTGCTATTAGTTCCTACTATGTCTTTCTTTCTGTAAATCTTTTTTGCAGCTACCATTTGTCTGCAAAAGCTTCTGCTAGTTCCTGTTCTGTTAGGTAAGAAATTATCAGTAGCGTAAACATACCTTACTTTATAAAAAGCGTTTCCTTCTCTATTAAGTCCGTCTTGACTATCTCTAGCATTAGGATTAGCTCTTATTGTTGAAGCAAAGTCAAATTTTTCAAAAGCTATGTCGTTTAACTCTTGTTCAAAGTCAAAGTTTAAGTGTTCACCATTAACCATTTCTTCATCTACAACTTCATAGCCTTCAGGTATATCTTCTCCATACTCAGCTATAAATTTTTCAAGTCCTCTTTCGTCCATATCTAAATTGAAACAAGAACACTTGCTAAAGTTTTCTGTAGCTTCTTCGTGTCCTTCGCAAGCCATATAGACTGTTTGTCCTTCTAGTTCGTGTTCGTGATACCCTTCACATCCTAAAGTCTTTGCGTGTGCTTCAGCTTCTTCTATTGTATCAAATACAGGTTTACCGTCAATCATTCCTACTTTACTTAAATTTTCTTTTACTTCTACATCAGCAATTGGTTTCAATCCGAGTTCCTCTCTAATTTCTTGCTCAGTCATAACTGCTTTTAAGTCTTCAGACGTGAATTCAACTGTAATTGGTTTTAACTGAACGAAACTTACAGGCAAGTCTATATTGTTTACTGAGAATATAGTTTGTAAAGTGCCTAAGATGTGATTTTGTAAGGGTTGTACTACAGTATTTAAATAAAAATTTGCTGCTGCGTTAAGCTCATCTACATTTGAGCCAAGTCCTGTATCAGACTTAATACCCATAAGCATTGGAGAGGTTACTCTGTGTCCTGTTAAGATGTTTTGAACCAATAGCTCCTGAAGTGCTAAGTATTGTTCAGAAGCGTTTGAAACAGCTATAGGAGTTATCTCAGGTGTTCTTGTCTTATCATCTGAGAAAGTCAAAATAAACTTTCCTGAATTTCTTGCTCCTGTAAATTTATCAGTAAGACTTTGTTCTATCTGAAATCTCTCCTCTTGTGTAGGCACACCATTAGCAAAAGAAATAAAGTAGCTCCCACTAAATCCATTTTCTATATTGTTTAAATGAAACTCTGCAACTCTTTGATCTACTAAAGCCCAATTATTTGCAGCTATGTAATCAGGTGTATGATAGCAATCCATATTAGGACTGTAAGCACCTGTATAAAGTAATTGACTTGTTGCTGTTCTATCGTTAGTATTAAACGCTGCTATCTCAGTTGGTGGGTTTTCTCTTTCATTAGCCCAATTAGAACTTATATAGTAAGTATCTATTTGCCCTAAGTTATTTGGTATTCCTGCTCTTACCCTCTCAACAGGCACGTGATAGACTTCAACGATTTTCGTTTTTTCAGTATTCCATATAATATGTATTGCGTAAGCTCCCTGAAGCTTAAAATCAAAAGCTAATTTCTTAACTACTTGATGTAAAGTTTCTTTACCATTAGCGTGTCTAAAAAACTTCTTTAATTCTACATAAGCGTCTAAGTCTGTATCTTTATCTTCAACAACTAAGTCCTCACCTGCTATCATCTCAGCAGTTGCGTTTATAATTGCAGCGTGAGTAGATGAGTTATAGTAAAGGTCAATTAAGAACTGAGGGTAGAGGTTTCTCCATTCTTCCGTTCCGTACTCTATGTAATCTTTACCCTGAACTTCCTGAATTATAGGTGCAGTTTGTGTTTCTAGGTTTATACTAAGTATATTTTCCATTTTATAAGTTTGATAAATAAGTATTTACATTAGCTGTAAGTGCTGAGCTTTCTGTGTCAAATATTTGTATTTCGCTAATTGTTCCGTCATAAGGGTTAAGATCTACCCTTCTAACACCTATTGCATTTATATCAGCAGTTCCTGCTAAAGTTTCTGTGTCTGCTTGTGCAACACCATTTTTATAAAGAGTTATCAAGTTAGAAGCGTTCCTAGTAACAACTAAATATAAGTCAGCTACAAAACTACCACTATCTAAAGTGATTTCAATTTGTGAGCCGTCCGTTTTAAACCTTAAAGTAGTACTTGTACTAATTTTAAAAAATTCATTCGGTGTATCATTTGAACCTAAAACAGTTACATTTGAAGCGTCAGGCTCTAACTTTATACCAATAGTAAAAGCACCACTCAAAGTAATATCACTAGCTGAACCTAAATTGTGAGTGTCAGCAGGTGTGAATTCTATAGCTCCTGAATTGTAAGCAGGTTGCTCAGTTGCAGTAGCTTGAACCATATCAAAACTATTAGAAGAACTATCAGCCCAAGCTGAAACATCAGAACCATTTAATGTAATTCCTGATTGATATTTATACCACGCTTCTAAACCTGTTTCATCAGAAGGTTGCCAACCCCCTAAGGTATTAGTGCTTACTAAACTTAATGCTTGTTTAAGTGCTAACATTATATAACTTGGTCGTAGTAACAAATAGCTAATCCACTAGTCAAAGTGATAGCAGTACATTGAAGAAATAAAGTCGTTCCTGCAGGTATAGTCGTGTGAAGACTTGCCGCTGCTGAACCTGTACCTGTTTGAATATTAGTAGCTGCTATTGAAGCTATTACACTTTCAGTAACAAAGTGAATTGCATAATAGTCTTTACTTGTCATTGCTGTTGTTGTAATAACATCACATCTATTTTTTCCTAGTTGCTCAGTTAATAATTGTTGTACGTTTTCTATTGCCATTTTTTTTTATTTTATTGTCCGTAATATATATAGTTTGTTTCTGTTGGTGCTTCTCTTTGTGTGTATTGAACTTGCTGCGTTCCATCTTTTTCTGATAAGTTCATTTTACCCTTTGTAACTAATCCCTGAACTACTCCTTTAGTATCAGCTACAGGACTTAAAACATCATCTTCATTTGCAGGTGCATTACCTGAAGAAACTGTTACTGTTCCTATCCAACTAACCTCGTAAATTTCATACTTATAATATCCTGCAGGAAACAGTTTTACTCGACCTGTATATATATTAGGTGTAGTTGAATAAGCTATATTAATATTAGTATATCTATCTTTAATAAGTTCTGTATTGCCGTAAGCATAATAAACTGACTTATCTAAATCGTTTGTAAATTTAACTAAGTGCCTTATCTGAGTAGAAGCAACAGACGTGTCAATACGATTGTCCTCAGTTTGAACATTTATTTTTATTTCTGTTTCTGTTGTTGCTTGTATCATAGTTAGTTTGTCTAGTATATAATAGAAAAACTTTGAATTTATTTGCTTTAAAAAGAAAAAGGAGTGCGTTAGCACCCCTTAATCAAGAATATATAAGAAAACTAATTAAGATGTTGTAGGAAAAGTTCCTGCTTCATTAACAAATCCACTTTGATCCCAAGGAGTTGTTGTGTAATCTTCTAAGAAAGCAAAAGGAATTGGTTCTAAGCCGTCAAATGTAAGAGTGTAACCGTTTCTGTCTCCAAAAGCAGCACCACTATCCATAGTACCTGTGTTAAGTTCCATTCCGTTAGACATTCCTAATGCAATAAATACATTGTGTCCGTTAGTTAATTGTTGGTTCAATTCTGCAAAAATCCTTACCTTAGATTTTGCTAAAAGCTTAATTTCGTTTTGGTCTTCTTTAGTAAGTTTATTAAGCATAATATTTACAGTTGGAGTGTAGAAAATTGTTCCGTTTTCTCTACTACCTGTAATTGTATCAGTAACTGAAGCTACACCTAAAGGCATAACATACTCATAAATAGTACTACCATCCCAATCAATTGCGTCAATTTCTAATTTGTTAGTTGCGTCATAAGTATAAGAAACATCTTCATCAAATACAGAAAAGAATATTTTCTTTACTCCACCTGAAATTCTATTACAGTCAAGTCCCCTACCTTTTGTTAGTGCTGTACAAGCCATTTTATTTTATTTTTTAGGTTAAGGGAGTGAGTGCCTAAGCACCCACTTCCGTATTATTTATTTTAATTAGTCTTGGTGAACGATATCAGCTCCAACACCTAACTGAACACCCCCTGAGTAACGAGCAACTAATCTCATATTGTCACTTCCGTCCAAAGCAGCCATATCCATCAAAGTAATTCTAGTCGCATCTGAAAGTAAGTCAGTTCCAAAGAACAGGTTAGATTTTTCTGCTGCTACTAATTGGTTGTCTGCCATTCCGTTACATACAGCGATTTTGTACCCTTCAAATACAGGTGCATAATCTCCGTTCATATTGTAAGCATTAACATATCCTAAAGTAGATACTGCTGATACATATAAAGCGTAAGTCTTAGGTGACATATAGATATGTAAGTCATCTTTTCTTAATACTGCAGAAATGTTAGTTGCCATATCAGCCGTTAAAGTTTGTAAGTTAGCAATAATGTTAGCTGCTGTATAAGCACCTGAAGCTGTTGAACCGACTACTGTTCCATCTACTGCAAAGATACCTGTAGTTCCTGTTAAGAAACCTTCAAATTCTCCTGCTGTAGCGTCAGCACCTGACCAAATACTTTCTTCAGTTGCTTCTGCAATAATTTCACCCATATAAGAAATTACATAGTCATTGAAACTTGCAGGTGGTGGAGCGCCTGCTCCTGCTCTCATTTGTAGAGCTTCCCAACTGTCTAATAACGTAGACTTACAAAGGTCTAAGTTGATTTGTAGGTTTTTTGGTTCTAAAACTTTTTCAGTAAGTGCTAAAGTACCTGCGTCAGTAAAGTCGCACGTTGCATTTTTAACCACCCCTGAACCTGCCATACGTTGTATGTTAGATTTGTACTTGATGTTCTCAATAGTTGTTAAGAAATCTAAAGAGTTTGCTTGCTTGAGTGCTGCCGAAATATAAAATCCTGCTGCCTTCCCTGCAAAGTTGCTTGTTGTTGTAAAAGCCATTTTTTTGTTTTTTTTAGTTTATATTATTTTATTTTATTTATTTAAGTCGTATAAGAATTTCTCTCTTTTTGACATCTTTCTGTAATCTGCTGCACTTACTGCATAGTTTCTATTAGAAGAAAATTTATTTACATTTAAAGGTGTGTCAGCAGGTTTTCTGCTTAACTCTGATTTTAAATCTTTAATCTTTTTATTAAGTTTTTCAACTTTAGAAGTTTGAGATGATAAAGTAACTTCTTCAGCAACTTCTTCTGCTTTTTCTTGCATAATTCCAATTGCTACTTCAGCAGCTTTTGCAGCTAAATCAGGAGTAACCTCAGCAGGTGTAGCGTCATCTATTGCTGCTGCAATTTCTGCTACTGCTTCTTCAACTACTTCAACAACTTCAACAACAGTTTCTTCAACTGCTACTTCAACTGCGTCATCTTCGTATTCGTCTTTATCTTCTTTCTTTTCTTCTTCATCTTCCATATCAACGCTTTCTCCTATTCTGCTTTTTAAGTCAGCTACAGCGTCTTCTAAATTTTTAATTCTTTTTTCCATACCTTCCCAATCTTGTACGTCTGCTTCTTCTGCTAATTCTTCTTCAACTACTTCTTCAGTCATAACCTCAGCAACTACTCCATCTTCATCTACTCTAAAAGCTAAACCGCTTTCAGTTCTGTAAGTTCCTGTCGGCAATAAAATTGTCGTTCCGTCCTCAGTAAGAACAGATATATCTGCTCCTGCTATTAATTCGTCTGCTTCAGATACAAAGATTGTACCATCTTCAGCTTTTTCTTGCCAAGCTAGTTTAACTGATTTGTTTAAACCTAGTGACACTAAAATTTGTTCCTTTAAATCCATAATTTTTTTATTTTATTAGTGAGTATTAGTACTTATATAATAGATAAGTTATTACTTTGTTTGATTTTCGCTTATTATTTCATTTAAAGCTGCTAAGATTTGTTGGTTTGTAGGTTTTGCCTTTTGCATTTCCTGATATTTTGAAGTGAAATACCCTTCAATAGAAAGCCCCTTTATATCTCCGTCTTTAATCTTATTCCAAAGCATATCATTTTGTATCTTCATCTTTACCATCCAAGTTCCCTTTTTTAACTCATAGCCATAAAGTGCTGACTTATCTGTTTTAGGGTCTTCTACTATCCAACTCTCAACAGTTAAAACTCCTGCTACTCTGTCTTGATGTTGGTATGTAGCTTTATGATGATTGTTGCTTTTTAAGAAATTATAAGCACATTGCTTAACTGTTTCTTTACTGAAATAAACATAGTAGTCACTATCCGTATCAGCGTCATAACGATAGATATTTTTATCAGGAATTAAAGCAGGAGCAATAAGCTCTCTTTTT